TCTGCGATGGTGACCTCTCGGTAGTTCCCGATGGTGTTCACTCGGAGGTTGACGTCTGGGCTCGCTGCGGCGTCGATGGCGGCCACGATTGAGGAGCTGCCCGAGGAGTCGAGCATCGCATCGAGGAAGGCGAGCTGGTCGACGTGACGGTGCGAGACCATGACAGTCAGGTCGACCGAGGTCTCACGGTAGCCGTCGAAGCTGAGCGGGCGGATCGTGAAGCCAGCGACAAAGACGGCCGGCGCTGCGATGTCCTCGGGTGGATATTTGTAGATGTTGATCCCCTGGCAGCTTGAGAGAGCCAGGGCGATGACGTCTCGGATCTCGCCGTTCGTGATCTCGCTCACGCGACGCCGAAGTTCCCGCCGTGGCGATAGGGCTGCAGCATCTGGACCGCCCGAGGACTCATCGACTTTGAGACCCTCGTCACGCCGAAGTCTGCGAAGCCGACGATCCCGAGCGGAGCGGACTCCAGCTTCATGACCTCAGCGACGATGATTCGACAGGCTTGCTTGACCTCGACCGGGACTGCAGGCCAGCCCCACGTCCCGTTGATCTTGATGAGGCCACGCCGGCCAGTCGGGACGACGACCGAAAAGGTGATGTTATTGAGGAGGCGGAGTTCAGAGAACGGCTCAGCTATCGGAGCTCTTGTCGCTGCTCCGACTGGGCCGAGCTGGTACTGGCCGGCCGTGTAAGTCGTGGCATAGGTTCCGTCGCCGTCGGTGTCCTCGGTGATTGAGGTCGCCGAGGTCAGGTCGTTAAACGCTCCGAGCTTGAGGACCTGAGAGTCATCGGTGTCGAAATAGCGGATTGCGGTCTCGGAGTAGAAGTGGCGGCCACAGTGCTCGTCGATCAGGCGACTCGATGCCGTGACGACATCGTCGAGCAGTGCTGTCGAGCCGGCGAGGTTGACGCCCGTATACGCCTGAGCCTCGGCGCTTGTGATGTAGCCGTTCGTGATGGTCATTCGGTCATCTCCATGCCGCCGCTCGGACGTCTTCGCCGTGGATGTCGAGGACGTGCTTCGAGAAGCAGGTCTCCAGCACTGCAGCGAGAGCGTCTGGGGCTATGTTCTGGTAGTGCTCGCCCGGCTGCAGGCGTCCGCCGTCGGCTGCTGAGTGAGGTGCTCGGCCGTAGCCTGCAGCGGTGAAGATAAAGAGGCCGCCGTGAGGGTCGACTAGGTGCGAAATGTGGCGGATGTGCTCGGGCCATTCGGCAGTGTGCTCGGCGACCTCAAGGTAGAGGGCGACGTCGAAGGTTTCGACTGAGCCGAAGTCCAAGACGTCGCCGACCCATGTCACCTCGGGAGCCTCGACGAGGTCGATGATCTCGAAGGTCGAGGTCGAGTCGAAGAGATAGCGCCCGTGACCGTTAATGTCTCGCCCGCCGACATCGAGGACGTTCTTAGGCCCAGAGGTTGCCCACCTCTGAACCCACTCCAGAACGTCCCTGTGCATCTTTAGGAGGCTTTAGGCTTGCGGCCGCGTGGTGTGGGTAGTGCTGCGTTCTCGACGCTGAGATCGGCCGAGGCTGTCTCTAGCGAGCCGACGACGATCTCGTCCTTGTCGGCGCGTGTAGCGAAGTTGTTCATGATGAGGTTGTCGGCTGTGGCCTTGTCGGCCTCGACGACTGCGCCGGACTCGAAGCCGGACGCTGCGATCTGTAAACGGATAGCGGGCATCTGTGCCCCTTTCGATAACGCCTTGAGGCACACGCCGAGCTCGAGCTCGGCGTGTGCCCTTCAGCTAACGGATTAGGTCAGGTAGGTAAGAACCCGAGCTGCTGCCGCGTCGATGATCTGAGAATCTCCACGCATGATGAAGCGGAAGGTGTTCAGGTCGGTGTTGAATGCGTAGTCCTGGCTGGACTCAACGCGAACGCCGCCGGCGATGCGGACCATAACTCCACGTCCCCAGTCGCCGAAGGCGAGACCCTTGCCGGCCGTTGTGGTAACGGTTGGCATGTTCGGGTCGGTGTAGATCGGCTTGCCGAGAAGCAAGTCAGGCGTGCCTGCTTGGTTCGATGGCTGCCAGAGGTACTGACCAGTGCCAGCGCCGCCGGACAGATCGCGCAACTTGCGCAGCGTCAGCACGACGGAGTCGTTGCAGATGAAGCTGGCGTTCTCACGGTATGGCCGAGTGATCGAGTGCATCAGGGTCAGCACGTCATTCATGACGAAGCCCGCAGCGGCTGAACCAGTCGCCGAGGCGACGGTCGTGAAGCCTGCAGAGCCAGCGATGCCGACTGGCTGGGATGAGCCGCTGCCGGTAATGGTCGCAGCGCCGAAGCCGTTCCCGAGAGCCTGACCGCCAACCTGAGCCAAGAAGGCCTCGATGTTGACTGCAGCGTCGGAGAGCAGCTCGCTCGATACCTGTGTCAAGAATGCGTACTTGTACGCCCCGAGGGTGACCTGACCGAAGGCCGGGTCCGATGCTCCGATGGTGCCCGCCTCTGCGACGAGGGCCGCTGTAGGGAAGGAGCCAGAAGCTGCGGTCGGTACCTGGAGGCCTTCGCCGCCGGCGGTCTCGATGAGCATGGCGTTCGCTGCCATGACCGTCGAGTTCTCCTTGAGTGCGACGATGAGCTGGTCGTAGAAAGACGTCGGGACGGTGTTCAGTCCAGCCCCTGCGCTCAGCTTCGAGAGGGTCCGCTTCTCAGCGGCCTCTGGGCCGAACTCAGCGAAGCGACGCTCGCCACTTGCGAGGGAGCGCAGCATGTCAGAGTCAGAGACCTTGACTTCCGCTGGAGCTTCCGACGGTGCGAAGCGCCCGAGGGTTGCTTCGATGTCAGCGTTACGCTGCTCAAGCTCGATGATCGAGTTCAGGCGGGCGTCGAGTGCGTCGAGGTCGGCGTTACCCTTTGCCCACTGAATTTCCTCTTCACCTGAGAACTCACGGCCTTCGGCTGCGACGTGATCGGAAAGGGCGCGCATCTCGGCCCATGCTTTGTTTCGTGCCTCTACGAGGCGCTTGATTTCTGGATTCATAATGAATCCCCTTTCGGTTAGCTGCTCCGTCGACGGGATTGCCGGCGGGTATTTCGTTAACAGTGCCGAGGTGCGTTTCGCGCGAGCTCAGCGGGTTGGCGGGTTGCGGCGACCTGTCCGCTTAGAGGGCGAGACGTCAGGTTCACTGGGGGTCTCTGGCTCTTGTGGCTCTTCCTCGTCTGGAACGTCCGAGGAGCGGACATCTCGAAGGATGAGGTGGTCTAGCGTGCCCAGTCGGGCAGCCTCGGAGACTTGCTCATATGGCAGGTCTACGAATTGAGAGAGGGAGCGCAGCGCTACTGCGTTGCCGGCCTCCTCTGTTGAACGGTAAGCGGGCGAGGAGACTGGGCCGAGCTCGTAGAGCTGCACTGCCTCTAGGCGTCGCAGCGGGAAGCCCTCCTCGGTAGTCGTCCAGGAGTCGGCCAGCGTCGAGAAGCTGAACGACGAGCCGCGCACCTTGCCGGCTTTGACCTTCGCCATGACGCGCTGAGCGTCTGGGTCGGTCACGTCGAGCTGCATGGCGTAGCGGAGGCCGGTCTCGTCGATGCCGAGCTCCAGCGTGCCTGAGTCTGTCGTAGCCAAGAGCAGGCTCATGTCGTGATTGAACGCTCCGATGATGTTTCTATCGGCATGGCGCAGAGTGTCCGTGAAGGCTTGAGGGTCGATGATCTCGACGAAGCCTCCGAGGTTCTGGCTCAGGCGCTCAAAAGTTGCACCGTAACCCTCTAGTAAAGGTTGAGAGTTTTCGGCGGTCCGCAGTTCTGGCCGGTCCTTATTCGCTCGCAGTTCATGCATTCGGGCTCGCTTTCACGTCGGCCAGAGGAGGCCGATCTTCGAGTTCTCTGACTTCGTTGACGGTCAAGAAGCCAGCAGCGAGGGCGGTCGCATAGCTGGCGTAGCGGGTTTGCAGGTCCGAGCGGAGCAAGGCTCCAGTGTTGAATCGGACGTACTGCGGCTGCGGGACTGCAGCGGTGAGGACCTCTTGAATGAGCACTAGGTCGGCGTTGATGCTGTCGACTAGGAACTGCTGAGCCTGCTGCTCTCGGTTCGCATAGGTCACTGAGGAGCCACTCGAAGCGACTCCGATCTTCTCGGGCGGGACTCCGAAGACCTGACATATCTCGATGGCGCAGTTCCGCTTGGTCT